TTGGATATTGTTTGTGACGCCCGTCAAAGTTTTGATCAAACAAGCAGCGAATGGTCTGAAAAGGACCAGAAGCTGCTTAACTATTTAGTACAGCACAAGCACACCAGTCCATTTCGTGGTGTAATCACAAAATGGCAGGTGAAAGCTCCACTTTATGTTTGTCGGCAATGGTGGAAGCATGTAATTGGTGGAACATTTGCTAATGACACGCTTGGCTGGAATGAAAAAAGCTTTCGCTATTGCGAAGCCGATGATGAAGTGTCTTATATGCCGCGAGGTTTTCGTTATCAAAGCTCAAACAATAAACAAGCCTCCAGTGGCCCCCTGGAGCCTGCTATGAATCAAGTGGCAATGATTGAATATGCCAAGGCATTAGAACAGGCTAAACAGGCTTACAGGGCTCTCCTGACGCTAGGAGTGAGCAAGGAGCAAGCGCGAGGAATCCTGCCTATGTCCACTTACACTTCTTTCACATGGACCTGCAGCTTGCAAGCTTTATTGCATTTTATTTCATTGCGAGATGAAGCTAGTAGTCAATGGGAAATTCAGGCTTATGCTCAAGCCTTATCTTCCTTGGCCCGCCCATTGTTTAAAGAAGCTTTTGAAGCTTTTGATCTTCACCAAGCATCATTTTGACCATGCACGATCCTGTTAAAAATCCTCGCCACTATGCCAAAAACGGTGGCATTGAATGTATTGAGGCTATCGAAGCCTCAATGGACAAAGACGGCTTTAAGGGTTTCCTAAAGGGAAATATCATCAAATATGTTTGGCGCTATGAAGACAAGAATGGCTTGGAGGATTTGAAAAAAGCGAGCTGGTATCTTGACCTTCTCATCTTTAATATGGAAAATGAGCCACAGCAAGAAGCAATTGAAGCTCTTGAAAACGCCTCTCAGCAATGCGAAGGAGGATTTTGTCCGATGCCAGGTGTCCGTTACGATCTTCCAGGAAAACAAGTGATGTTTGCTCCCGTCGAAAGCTAAGCAGCACTACAACAAAGCCCCCATAAGGGGGCTTTTTCATGTTCAATTGATTGATGCATCGGCAGGACAATCCCTTTCTTCTCGCACCATGCTTCAAGCTCTTTTTGGTCGGTGTGAGCACTAACAAAACTATTGCAATATACCCACGCCATTAAAATTTCTTCTTGCTTTTCAGTCCAAAATTGCTGAGGACGCCACCATTCAAAAAGGTTTTCATTGCCTTTGGAAAGGTTGCAAGCTCGACAAGAAGGTACAAGATTAAATTTACTAAAATGAGGCCCTCCCTTGCTCTTTGGAATAATGTGGTCGATTGTAAGCTTTTCTTTCCATTCTCCGCAATATGCACAGGCGCATTGGCCAAATGGTCCCCTTAAAAAATAGTCTTCAAAGATGCTTTTGCGAAATCTGCGTTTTGCATCACCAGGGCGAAGTTCAATGAGAGAGTAAAGCAGCTCATCAGGACCATTCGCTCTTAGCATGGCACTATTAAATTGTCTTGCCCATAGTTTAACGCTAAATAATGCCTCGTGAATTTTTATAGAATAAGCGTATTGATTGATGGCTATGGACAGTTTCAAGGAGGGCCTTGCAAATTTTGTAGCCACCATCACGGCTGGCATGTTGCTGTCAACAGGCGCCATGCTTATTGCAGTGGGCACTCAGCAAGCAAGAGTGGCAGTGCAAATTGAAAGCATCACCGAAAAGCTAAGCGTGCTCACAGACAAGATGAGTGACATTGAAACAAGAGTGCGCAGTTTAGAAATTAAGCGCTAGCGTATTTATATCTTCCTTGCATTGTTCATCATGAGCGGCGCAGAATGGTTTGTTATTGGTGGTATCATTATTGCCGCCGCTGACCAAATTCTGGATCATTCCCCCTGGAAAAGCAACAACGTTCTTCAGCTTCTTATTGAAGGCCTGAAAACTATTTTCCGCGTGAAGGGCTGAGGCCATGTGGCCGTCAAATCGAGCATTCTGGGATGAATGCTTCCAAATTGCTCGTAAATATGGCGCTCGATATCCAGAACTGGTAGCTGCACAGTGCTGCTTAGAAAGTGGCTTTGGAAAGCACACTTCTGGAAAGCATAATTATTTAGGCTTAAAAGGAAGTGGCACTACTACAACCACGCAAGAATGGTATGACGGTCAATGGGTGACCATTAAAGCAGGATTCATTGATTTTCCCAGTCTTGCTGCTTGCATTGAATATCTAATCACGCGATGGTACAAAGATTATCGTCAATTTAAAGGCATTAATAATGCCCCTAATCGTTATGCAGCAGCGCGAATGCTCAAGGAGCAGTCGTATGCCACTGATCCCGATTACCCTATAAAACTATCTAAACTCATGAAGGAATATGCTCCTGAGAGCACTACTTTTACTATGATTGGTCCAAAGAAACGCCCACAAGATTTTGGTTTTAAGAAAGGCGATTCACATTTAATCGTGAACGATGCAATAGAAACCATGAAAGCTTTCTCGTTTGAAGGAAAGCTGTTATGGGAAATCCCTTGTCTTGCTCGTGGGCAATATAGTGATTTTGAATGGAAGATTACTAATTCAGACACTCCCCCTGGCCTTTATAAAATTGGTGCCATTTACAAAGACTACGAGAAGGTGGGCGACAAGCCTGCTTATGACCGTACTCTCATGGCTTACGGCTGGTACAGCTTCGATATGGTCGAACTAGAAAATCAAGAAACCGGCAATAGTAGAGCCGGAATTATGACGCACGGAGGTGGCTCTGCTAATGGCTGGCCCGGCGCATGGGTTCCCAAGCAGCCCCTGGTCCCCACTCATGGTTGCGTGCGTTGTCATAATATTGACCTGCGCGACAAGATTCTTCCTCTCACTAAAGCCGGCACAGTATTTATTTCAGTGTTTCAGGAGGGATGAGTAGGCAATCCTGGTTTAATGCCTTGTGCTACGAACTAGGCTTATGGGCCGTCGAAAAGCGGCCCTCTCTTGCTTTGCAGCCATGGTTCAAAATGCTCATGGCTTATTGCAGGCCTGATTGGGCAGAGTGGAAAACAAAAATTGTTATGGAGAAAATCGACCAACAAACAACTGCGTTGGTCAAGCAATGGGGAAAAGAAGAGCGTGAAACAAAAGCAAATGCTCTCGCTGAAAAGGCCCATGAGCTTTTCCCTGATGCAAAAGTCACTCCTCTTCCTGATGCCATCGTTCCATCTGTGCTTATTGAAAAAGCCCCGCCAGCGGACGCTAGCGAGGCCGTCAAAGCTCTTGGCGGAGAACTAAGGATTACGTACCAGCTCCCAGGCCCAGAAGCACCCTGAGGCGCTTCCATTTGGCAAGCTCCTTCTCGTGATAGTCTTCCCATGTAGCAATGGTTTCACTCAGGGCCTTACAAGCCATTGCCGGATCATCATCTGTTAGCAGCTCAGCCAGAATGTCTGAAAGATGTTCGGTTTGCTGCTTGTACCACTCGCCTTCTGCAACAAATGGGAAAGCCATGAGAAAAGGGCAGTATGATGCTGCCCAAGCATAGCTTCAATATGATCCGCCGTCGATGGTGGAATTGACGATGGTCACGCCACTAAGCGTAACGTTTGAAATGGTGCCGCCAGTAATAGTCACACCGCTAGCTGCTTGAACAGCGATTGTGCCAAGCTCTAAAGCACTTCGTGCGCCTGATGCAGATGATGCTCCCGTGCCACCATAAGCCAGTCCAATAGCAGTACCCTGCCAAATGCCGGTGCCAATAGTGCCAACGCTTGTCAGGCTTGAAGAGACAACGCCAGCACCAAGAGTTGTACCCGTTAATACAGACGAACCATTGATATAGAAGGCTTTGCCACTTGCAAGATTAATATGCTCACTACTTGTCCAAGCATCCGTAGCATCCACCCAGGAAAACGTCTTGTCCGTTGTTCCTTTTAAAGTGATGCCACCACCATCAGCGCTAGCGTCAGAAGGCGATGCAGTAGAGCCAAGTTCTAAATTCTTATCATCAACGCTAATTGTCGTACTATTAACAGTGGTGGTAGTGCCATTAACGGTTAAATCCCCGCCAATTGTTACAGCGCCAGTTGTAGTAATTGTCGCAATAGTAGCGCCACTTAAATCAACTGTTCCAGTGAATGTTTTGTTGCCACTAATTGTTTGATTGCCAGTGAGATTTACAAAGGCTCCTTTGCCAGCGATTGCCTCAATGGTAGTAGCAGTGCTGTTTTGGCCGCCAGTTCCTTTTCCGTAATAAAGCGTATCATCAACTTCATTAAAGGCTAATTCTGCATTGGCTAAACTTGTCGGAGCACCAGCAGCGCCACTTGCACGACGCTTAATCCGTAAAGTATTAGACATCAGAAATTGCCTCCATCAGTGAGAAGAGTTTTAGTGATTGTTGCATCTGCTTTGAACTTAGCAGCGGCAGCATCGTAGTAAACTACACTTCCATCAATCTTAGCGGTTTCGTCTAAATTAATTCCTTTTTCCCCTTGAGGACCAATGGCCCCTTGAGGGCCTTCACCAAAAAATTCAAGCCTTGGCGATGGTGGAGGAGCTTGTATTTGTATTGTATTTGCTTCTTGACTAACGACAACAGAAGCGTCTGCCGTTTCTGCAATTGAAACGATGGAAGAAGACTGTTGTACGACGACTGTCATTTGAAGCTCAAGCCAAGATTAACAAAGGCATTTCCTTCAACTAAATAATATGCGCTATTGTTAGGCTCAGTTACTAGTACGTCATACTGTCCTTGCTGTGTAATGCCACTAGTCCCTGAGGCTTCTAAACGAATTTTGAATATACCACTAGCTTGATTGATATACGTTACTGCAAAATCAGCAAGCTTCGTATTGCCGAGACGGTCGTACAATTTAGACGCAACGGTGTAGCCGCTCATGTTGACCGGCACACCAGAGGCGTCTTTATATTGCAATTGAAGCTCAAAAGTTGCGCCTTGATAAATCGTAATATCGTGCTTACCTGGCGTAATCATGATGAGCTTTTTCTTTCATTGTAATGCGCTTCTGGTTAAAGCGTTTCAATCCAGCCCAGCAAGCCAGTTGCTTTGGCATTGCCAGAGCTTGTCACCGTAAGAAACAGCTCATCGCTGACTCCGCTTCCATTGACACCCAAGGAAAGGCTAAGCCCATCTTGCACGTTAATCTCCACTGAACCAGCGCTGTAATAAAGGCCAGCATTAACAGTGGTGCCGCCAGAAACAATGCTACCGGCAGAAGTGGTTTCCACATTCCCCCTGCCATTGGCACTAGCGGCCCAAGTAACACCAGAAGTGGTTGGATTACGGCGAAGTTTCCATTCAATTGTAGTATTATCCTCCGTTACCAAATCAACTTTTACGGGAATAATCACATTGTCGGTGCGGCCACTTGCCATGCGAATACCAGCAACAATGCGCTCGCCAGTTGTATTAGGAATTACGCCTAGAGCAGGGGCAATTGTATACACTTCGCCGTAAAGTTCGTATCCGCCTTCGCTTGCAACCGTAGAGCAGATTTGTTTCATTGTTGCACCACTGGCGCTTGTTGTATGCTTAGCGATGCGATAGGTTTGTGGCAATACTGCCGCTGTCATATAGACACTACTAATATTATTTGCATGAAGAAATTCATGGCAATAATAATATTCGCCATCAAGAATAAAGCCACAACGTGCTCGTCCTGCCCCTAGCCATTCAAGATCAGTAGTGAAGATATTGGCCTTAGAAAAATCAAGCCACGAAGCAGTGTCAATATTCCATTGATCCTGATTAACGACGTTTTCAGTGACAATGCCAGAATATTTTCCTCTGACAACAAACTGAAGAGTGGTGCCACTGGCACGAAGAATGATTCCATTATTGTCATCAAATAATCCCACTTCCTGAATAACACCACTTGCTGGTACTGACCCAGCAAAACTTTGAATGGAAAGCAAAGATTTCCCTGGCTGATAAGGAAATCTTCGGCGAGTGCGCCTCATTACGCTGTCACCAGATGCAGTGGTGACGGTCATATTGATAGAGCTTTGATTTGCATCATGAACAGACGATGCAGAGCCAGTAATTGTTTCATTCCACACATCACTGCGCTTGTCGTAACGAAGCACGGAATCAAACAATGTATAGGGTTGGCTCACGCGCTTGCGTGCAAACGCATCCACTTCCCCGCTATCAATGCCACGGCGCATAATTTGTCCGCGATAATCAGCGGCAATCGCTGTTTCAAACTGCTCTCCACCCCTATTAACTTGTCCCATGATGTCTATGCTTTCTTCCCATTGTAACGACAAAAGAAAAGGGGCCTTTTGGCCCCTTTATTATTTGCCTTGTCCTCGCGTAAGTTTACGTCCGTGACTAGCTTTACTATGTTTTCCTTGGCCTTGCCTTGTAAGTTTTGGCTTGCCAGTTTGATGCAGCTTTTGCCCGCTAATACCAATCTTTGATTTTGCGGCCATTTATCAAGCCCAGGGAAGGCCAGTGCCAGTTTTCGGCTCACGCTGCTGTTCAATTTGCTGAGCAAGAGCGTCTTCAATTTCGGCAACTTTTTCGTCGCCAAATTTGTCCTTCACCCAGCCGATGACAATTTCGGGGGTGAGCTGAGCATACGGAATGGCTTCGTCTTCTTCGGGAGCTTCAAGACCAAGACTGCCATAGGCCGAGCTTGCATAAGTGCCATCATCGGCGGAGATCGTATAGTGAACAGTGCCCACGTAACCATTTGAAAGCGTGCGGTCCATATTGGCCACCGCCCATTGATAAGTAATTGCCATGATTAAAAAGAATGGTCTTTGTTAGTTTAGCAATGAAAAGAAAGGCGGTTTCTTCGGAAAACAGCCAGAGCTAGTAGTGACGTGGACTAACGGGGTTTCCAGCGGACAAGGTTCCGCAAGGTCACAAGTGTGTACCTAGTCCACTCATCACCAATTGAGCCATCAATGGGGTACAACTTGCTGTACCACCAGGCGTACTGCTCGGGATTGATCTCCTGCAACCGTTCAAGCATTTCTGCGATGTCAACACAAAGATCGGGGTCAGGCCAAGCTTTGTCGGCTACCTCCATCAGGTGATCAACAAAGCGTTGAAGCTCCTCACGGCTACCGAAGATTTGCTCGTACTCACCATCGGAGTCGTTGCACAGCAGGACTTTGCCGTTCTTGGCCCAAGCGTAGTGCTGGTAGATGCCTTCGCTTGGGTCGTAATAAAAATCTGGAAAATGATGTGAACTCATCTGCCCAAAACTAAGGAAATTGGCGCGGTAGTCTGTAAGCCATTCTTCGCCCATCAACTCTACCAGCTCTTCGCGGGTCAAGTTGTGGATCCATTCAAGACAAACTTTGAAACGCCACTCGTTTTCCTCCGGTGTAATGTCGTCAAGCATACGAGTGAAGGGGACTACCGAGTCTCATGTACTTGACAGGTTAGACCCAATGTGCTATAGTGGTGTTAAGGGGAGAGATCCCCACTGCACCTAGAAAAATGAATTACCGCACAGTTAAGGCTGTTCGAGACGAGCTGCATCGCCGTGGTGGTTGGCTCGAAACCATCAAAGACACCGAACGACCTGAGTACGCCCCGCATCTTTCTTTTGAGGAGTCGGGATGGATTCATGGGATTTGGATCAAAGATGAGTTGCTTGCTTGGGCAGTTGAAAACTTGAACTAACCACTGGCCCGCCTTAGAGCGGGCTTTTTTGTGCCGGGGATCCTGCAATACAAGACCCGCTGGTCGGGGAATACAGGGGGCCTCGCAGTGGCTATCGACCCCCCGGCAACCCTTTTAGTGAGTAGGACTACGAGAGCTGGGCTTTAACAGCAGCCATCTCGGATTCCAGGGTTTCGATACGGAGCTGCGCCTCTTGCAGTGCCTTGATGGCCATCCACATCATCTGCTGTTCTTTGACACCGATGCGCTCTTCCTGAGCAGGCTGGTCCTCAGTTGCTTCCTTGGCTTCTTGGAAGACGGTAATCACTTCCGGGCAGCTTTCCGCCACCTGCTGGGCAATTACACCCATGCTCAAGTCGGCTTCGTCTGACTGGTCCTTGTAGCGGAAGTTGACGATTTCCCATTCTTTTAAGCAGTCCCATGTGCCAGCGGCAGGCGCGATGTCCTTTTTGACGTTGCGGTCAGAAAGGTTGACGTTATTGGCGCTGTAATTAGCTATGCCACCATTAGACCGAATTGTTGCTCTTTCCGTCGTTGCGCCAACACACTGCAGAAAAAAGCGCGTACCATCATTTTGATCATTTGCTGTTTCAATGTATAAACCGTATTGCTGACCACTGGCGGCTGTGGACCTTATATATACAGATACGATATCATCTGCGTTATTAACAAATTCGTGAAAAGCGGCAGTAGAGTTGATATAACTACCAGTATTTGTAGCCTTAAAGGCACCTCTTTGAGTGATTCTTGCCCGCTCCGTAGGGCTGCTCGCTCCGTCGGCAGTAGTGGAGAACACTAAGCACGTTGGATGGCTAGTACCAGCGGTCCATGTACCGTCACCGTTCGCAGAGATAAATGCGCCAGCGTCGTTAGCAGAATTGGCGAAGCTGATATAGCCAATCGTGCTACC